TCGACACGGTAACAGACAAGTAGCTGGAGATATTGTAGTAGACTTAAGAGATGCTGACTATGACGACTTCTTAGAATCAGCTATGCTAAGTACTTTTTCAGGTGCTGTTCTTAAGGTAGGCACAACACCTCAGTTCTTTTCTATAGAAGACTACGCCGCAGACATTGATCAAGCTAGAGTATTTACAGGTTGTTCAGTTTCTACTATGGGTGTCTCACTTGCACCTAACCAAATGGTAACAACTACCTTTGGGATGGTTGGTAAGGATATGACTATAAGTGGTACTGAGAAGACACAGACAGCCGCTTCGGGAGCCGCACCATTTGATGCTTACTCAGGTAACATTGGTATTGGTAACGTAGGTGGAGCCGCTAACGTAGCTATCGTAACTGCGCTAGACTTCACACTAACTAATTCCTTCGCACCCACTTTCGTAATTGGGGATGATAGCGCACCATCATTAGAGTATGGTAGAGCAGAAGTTGAAGGTACACTAACAGCTTACTTTGAGGATGCAACTCTAATTAACCGTTTCCTTAACGAGACAGAAACAGAAATTGAAGTGTCAGTTGATGATCCTACAGGTAACAACTCTTACACATTCCAATTCCCTAAAGTCAAAATAAACAGTGCTGATGTTGGGGTCGATGGACCTACAAGCCGAATGATTAGTTTGTCTTTCGTTGCTTTATACGACACAACTGAATTAACTAACTTGAAGATCACACGACCTTCATAACGTAATACCTTAGCTAAGGTTAGTGGGGACTCTTGAGTCGGGTCGGGAGTTCCCACACTTATATACACCCCGACATTTCCCGAAAGGAACTCGACATGGATTTAATGGATCTAAAGCCTACAAGTAACACTGTAGAAGTAACACTAAAACACCCTAACACTGGTGTTGTACTCAAGAATGAAGATAAGACAGACATGACTATTGTTGTATTTGCTAGTCACTCTAAAGAGTACAAAGAGTTAATGCACGAACAAACAAACAAACGCCTTAAGGACATGCAGTCCAATAAGAGTACAAACTTAACAGCTCAAGATATGGAAAAAGCTACACTAGATATGTTATCTAAGATAACTTCTGAGTGGAACATAACCTACAATAAAGAGCAACCTAAGTTGTCTGTTAGTAAGGCTAAAGATCTTTACGACGAAGTGTTCTGGATTAAAGATCAGATTGAGGAGGCACTTGCGGACTCTCTGGATTTTACGAAAGCCTAACTAATCAGTTATGTGATTGGGCTGAACACCAGTTTAAGCTCAACAAACCTGATAAGGATGGCACTACAGAACGAGAACATTTAGAACAAGTAGAAAGGCAGATTGGACATAGACCTAAAGAACTGGAACCCCCGACAGATTTTCCATCTCCATTGTCATATGTCTGGTCTGCCTTTATTGCATTAAGTAATAGTAGATCTATGGGTTTCTCTGGACCTAACCCGATAACTTATAATGAAATTAAAGCGTGGAAAGAGCTAACAGATACACCTATTAATTATAGAGATATAGTTTCAATAAAGCGTGTTGATTTAGTTTATATAGGAGTAGCGAATGGCTAACGATGTAGGTCAAATTCAACTAACAATTTCAGTTGATGATAGAGGCACAGTAGCCGCTATAGATAGAACTAAGAAACTTGAGGCTAACATTAAGAAACTGGCTAGTGCAAGAGCTAGTCAAGCTATTACTGATAAGCAATACAAAAAAGGTCTTCTAGAAATAAATAGGCAAATGCGTACTTCTAATATGTCGTATCAAAAAGCTGGACCAATCATAAAAAAATATGCTACTTCTCAATTAAACGCGGCTAAGACTACTGATATATTATCTACTTCTACTGCTAGACTAAACAGAAACGTAGGTAATACTAAAAATAGAATGAATGGCTCTAACATGGCTATTCAACAGTTAGGTTATCAGTTCGGTGACTTTGCAGTTCAGGTTCAAGGTGGTACAAGTGCTTTTGTTGCATTTAGTCAACAGGGTTCACAGTTAGCAGGTATTCTACCTATGATAGCTGGTCCTCTTGGGTTAAGTATGGGAGCCGCTGTAGGTCTATCAGCCGCGCTTGGTATCCTTATACCTATTGGTTCTGCTGTAGGTAGAATGTTTATGGAGATGAGTGGTAAGTCTAAATCAGCGAAAGATAAAGTTGAAGAGTTAATAGAGGCTCTTAATGGACTTGAATCACTTACCTTTAGTAGTAGCTTATCTAGCGTACAAGCTATAGAAGATAAGTGGTCAAACACTTTAAAGTTGGTTAGAGAGTATTATGCGACTATAGCAGAAGATAATAAAACTGCTCTATTTGAAAGTGCTGGGGTATTAGTTAAAGACTTAGATACTGTAGCTGGTAAAATACAAGCACTAGAGTTTCAAAAGGCAAATCAAGGTGGCCTACTAGACGTATCAGGTACACAAGAACTAATAGACTACAACGAAGAGTATGACAAGCTAAAAAGAACAAAAGAGATACTGGTTGGATTAGACACTAGCAGTAAGAAAAACTTGTCTGATAGCTTCAGGGTTATAGTAGACTCTCTAACAACAGAGGGTTTACTTACAAAAGAGTTAACTACTCAACTAGCTTTATTTGCTGAACAAGCTAATATATCAAGTGTTATTAACAAAGAGAAACAAAACGCTCATGATAAACAAGTAGATAACCTTAAGCACTTCTATGAATTTCAAGCGGAGGAAGAAGCAAAAGCTCTAGAGAGTAAAAAAAGAGTAGCTAAGATTGTTAAAGCTCTTAAAGACAAAGAGTATGCTGATATGAAAAATAGGGGCGGTGGTCGAGGTATTGCTTCCCCTAGCAAAACAGATGTGGCTCTTATGGGTATGGGTGGCGTAAAAGCTGACGTACAAGAGTTAGCAAAAGCTCAGAAGCTACTTGATAAAATAAATAAAGACTTAGATAGATCAGCTCAGATACAGACTAAGAAAAACCAACTCCTTGAGATAGAATTAAGATATGGTAAAGAGTCAAATACTTATAAGTATACCCAGAAAGAACTTAGCGATCTAGAGTTCCAGATTGCTCAAGATATACTGAAAGAGAAGTTAACAACTCAAGGTGTAGATCAAAATGCAATAATCCTAGCTATGGCTTTAAATGCTCAAGAGCATGAGTTACTAGAGAGAAGAAAGAAACTATCTCAAATATCTTATGGTCTTATGGAAGGTAGTGATGCCGCCCAGAGGTTAGGTAAGTATGGTGGAAGAGGTACTACATCTGATAGAGATCCTACTATGGGTGGAGTTTCTATATACGATGATCCTAAGAAGACACAAGCACAAGAAGATGCTGATGCTTTAGCTGAATATATAGAACAACTAAACCACGAGAAGATGGTAGAGGGAGAACTTGTAGGACTCTTTGGTAGTGAAAGAGAGATTAAGCAAAAGCTACTAGATATACAACATGAGTATGATGGTATAATAACCCCTTCTCAAGTTAAGCAAATAGAAAACACTCTTAAACTTACAGATGCTGAAACTAAGAGACATGATGCTCTACAGAAAGCTAAAGAAGAGCAAGAGGCTTTAGGTGCTTCTATAGAGGCTTCTATGGAGAAAGCATTTATGTCTATGGTTGATGGTACAGCTTCTGTTAAGGATGCTTTCAAAGCTATGGCTGTTGACATAATTAAAGAGCTTTATAGAGTTCTTGTAGTTAAGAAAATGGTAGCCGCTATCTCTGGAGGATTAGGTTTCGCTGACGGGGGTGTAATATCTAATGGATCTCAAGTGCAAGCCTACGCTAATGGTGGTGTAGTTGGAGGTCCTACTACATTCGCTATGTCTGGTGGTAAAACTGGACTAATGGGAGAGGCTGGCCCTGAGGCTATCATGCCACTTAAACGTGGAGCTAATGGTAAGTTAGGAGTACAGATGGAAGGCGGTGGTGGTTCAACTACTATCGTACAAAACATAAATGTATCTACAGGAGTACAACAAACTGTACGTGCTGAGATACGACAAATGATGCCACAGATTGCAGACAGTGCTAAAGGTGCAGTACTAGATGCTAAAAGACGTGGTGGTAGCTATGGAAGGGCGATGGCATAATGGCTATTTCTTACCCACTTGCTTTACCTACTAACATTGGTATGGCTAGTATTGAACTAAGAGCTAAGAATACAGTTGCTGTATCTATGTCTCCTTTTACTTATAAGCAACAGACACAATCTTATGATGGTGAGATGTGGGAAGCTGACATTAGTTTACCACCTATGAATAGAGATGATGCAGAGACTTGGATTAGCTTTCTGATGAGCTTAAAGGGTATGTCAGGTACATTCCTACTTAACGACCCATCAGCTAAGACTGTGAGAGGTACTGCAACATCTGCTGTTATAACAGGTACTGTAGGTGCTAGTTCTGTAGGTGTAGTTATGACTGGTACACTTAAAGCTGGTGACTATATTCAACTAGGCACTGCCTCAGATTCTACTCTACATAAAGTACTACAAGATCAATCTGGAGATGGTACTCTAGAGATATGGCCTAAGCTAAGAAAAGCTAGATCAAGTGTGTCAGCTAACCTAACTAATTCTGCTGGAGTCTTTAGATTATCAGCTAACGAAACTTCTTGGTCAGTTAATGATGCAAGTTTCTTTGGTATTTCATTTGGAGCAATGGAGGTAGTAGGATGAGTAGAGCAATACCTTCCTCACTGCTGTCTGCTCTTATTGGAGATAAAATACAACCTTACTTCGCTATAGAACTTATGTTTGACACTAGAACTATTGTGGGTTCAGATGGCAGTAATGTTGACATTTCTCCTCTACGTTTGTGGACTGGCTTAGGTGATAAAACTATAAACGTACAAGGTAGTAATCAGGTATTCACAGGTACAGGTAGCTTACTTTCCATTGGAGATCTAGAGGAGGTAGGAGATCTAGCTTCTAAGTCTTTAGAGGTAACTTTAACTGGTCTACCTAACTCTATAGTCTCTCTAGCTCTACAAGAGCCTTATCAAAGAAGAGTGGCGAGGTTGTACTTAGGTGAGCAAAGTAATTCATCTGTTGTGGAAATCTTCTCTGGTAAGATGGACAAGATGACAATAGTTGATGAGGCAGATACAAGTACAATCGCTTTAACTATAGAAAGTAAACTGATAGAATTAGAACGCTCTAGTGGATGGAGATATACTAATGAAAATCAACAATCCCGATACGATGGAGATACCTTCTTTTCCTACGTACAGTCAATGCAGGATCAGACAGTAACATGGGGCAAGCAGACTACATCAGGTTAAACTCTTACTTAGATAAAATGATAGGTATTCCCTTTGAGTGGGGTGTACACGACTGTTTTACTTTTACTAACGGTGCATTTAAAGCTATGTACGGTGTGGGTTATGCTGATGATTGGGAAGGCTTGTACATGCAAAGCAACGGAGTACATCCTAAAGGGCCAAGGAGCATGAGAGATGACTTTGGTTTTAACTCTTTAGATGAAGGTTTAACTACTAAACTAACTAGAATTGATCGACCTGTATTTGGTAGCCTAGTTACAACTAAGAAAGGGTGTCGCTGGATAACTGGTGTCGCTCTCGGTATTTCCCTCGGCTCTAGGGCTGTCTTCCTTAATAGGGAAGGCCTAACAAGATTAAACATTGAAGATGTAGAAAGTGCTTGGGTATGTCAATAAATAAACACAACACTCCTTTTAACGTATTACGACACAAAAATATACATGAAGTAGCACCTAAAGATCCTGTATCAGCTATTACAACTTTTATAGTGGGTGCATCAGCTTCTGCCGCTACTTACTATACAGTTTATGCTTTAACTTACGTAGCTTTAACTATGGTAACAACCGCTTTAATAGGAGCTTTGACACCTAAACCTGATGGTTTGAATGGGGTTAATCAATCTAACGGCTTACAAGTTAACTCTAAAGGTGCTTTATCTCCTTCTCAGTTTGTTTATGGTAAGGTAAGAAAAGGTGGATCTCTAACTTTTGCTGAGTCTAGTGGGGGTGACAATAAGATACTTCACCAAATAATAACTATAGCTGGACACGAAGTAGATAGTGTAGAAGGTATATATCTTAACGACATCTTAGTTCAAATGACTAACGAGAATGTTACTGAACCTATATGGGACAACAAAGTTAAGATCTACGTACACAAAGGAGATCAAACAAGTGCTACAGATACTTTTGCTAACTCTACACAGACACTAGCTACAACTCTACACAACGAGACTTCTACTAATGCTGACTTTGTAGGTAAAGGGTTATCTTACTTATATTGTAGGTTTGAATACGACTCAAGTGTTTTTGCAAATGGTGTGCCTGTAGTAACTGCGGTGATAAAAGGTAAGAAGGTAGCTACTACTGTTAACGGTGTAGCACAAACACCTGCTTGGACTGATAATGCCGCTTGGATAATAAGAGACTTTCTAACTTCTGAGTATGGACTAAACGACAGTAGTATTGATTACGCTACTTTTGAAGAAGCCGCTTCTATAAGTGCAGACACTACAGTATTATCAGATAGTACAAAACAGTATGCTATTAACGGAGTAGTACAATCAACTGAGCAAATAGGCAACGTACTACAAAACATGATGACTTCGTGTGGAGGTACTTTATTCTGGGGATCAGGTTCTTGGAGACTCTTTGTTGGAGCTTTCGTAACTCCTACAAAAATACTTACACTAGACGACCTTAGAAGTGGCATATCACTTGACACTAAGATGTCTATGTCAAATAACTTTAATGCAGTACGTGGAACTTTTGTAGATGCTGACGCAGGTTGGGTTAGTGCTGACTACCCGCAAATTAACTCTAGTGCTTTTCTCGCTCAGGATAATGGGGTAGAGTCTGTACTAGACTTAAACTTACCATTTACTAGCAACCCTAAAGCGGCTCAAAGACTTGCAAGACAGATGTTGTTTAGGAATAGAGAACAGCTTACTCTTAGCGCAGAGTTTGGTCTTAACGCTTTAGACATTGAGGTTGGAGACTTCATCAAGTTTAGGAACGACAGATATGGTTGGACTACAGGTAACGAGAAGACGTTTGAAGTTACTGATTGGAAGCTGTCTCCTAATGTAGAAGGTGGGGACTTAAGAGTCGCTATGACTTTAAGAGAGAGTAGTTCTTCTGCTTTCGGTTTTACTTCAGCAGACGAACAAGATATTATAAGTAATAATACTACACTTCTTCCTTACTACGATGTGCCTAATGTTGGTGTTACTGTAAGTAAAGAGTATAGAGAAGTTAACGAAAGTGTTGTTAACGTCCTTGTTATAGAAGCAACATCAAATGCTATAGAACGTGTAGAATCAGTTATTGTTAAGTACAAGAAGACAAGCGACACAGTGTTTAAGTCTGTGGGTCAAGCTATACTTGTTAATGAAGGTAATACAGCAGGTAGATTTGAAGTAGTAGGCATAGACGCACCTCAAGTAAATGAACCACCTATAAACTATACTATATCAGTTACACCTGTTAATGCTCTTGGTTATAAGGGTACTACAATTACAACTACCTTTAATGTAACTCACGATACTACACCACCTTCACCTCCTACTAACCTAACCCAATTACTATCGGGGGGTACTATATTCTTTAACTGGTCTCCAGTTACTGCTTTAGATTTATCACACTATAAACTACACTACTCATCAAATTCATCTGCAAACTTTGGGGATGCTTCTACTTTAGTAAAGGTAGATAAGATTGCTAGGCCAGCTACGTCTGTTTCTTTCCCTGCACTTGCTGGTAAGTTTTTTGTTTCAGCTGTAGATAAGACAGGAAACGAGAGTACTACAGCAACTGCTGTTGTTGTTAGTCCTAGTGAATTACCTACCTTGGGTCAGTCTGATACAGATACAGAAAGTACGAGTTTTAGTGGAGCTAAGACTAATCTTACTGTCTCTGGAGGTAAGTTATTTATGACTAGCTTTGCTAACGCAAATTCCACTGGGGTCTATGATTTTGATCACGGAGGAAGTAGTTATTTTGATGTAGGTACATCTCGTACAGTTAGACTATCTTATGCTATTACTGTAGCTCGTAAACATCAAGATGCTGTTAACGGAGAAGTAAACTGGGATGATATACCTAACAACTGGGATACTTGGCCTAACAACTTTGATACTTGGACTGATGAAGACGCAGAGTTCTCAGACTATGGTGTCATAGTAGAAGCTAGAGCCGCAGATACAGTATCTAACTTAGCTAGTGCATCTTTCGTAGATGCTTCTGGAGAGATTACAGGTAGGTTTGTAGAGTTTAGAGCTACCCTCTCTAATACTGGCCCGAAAATAACCCCTAATATATCGGCACTAAGTGCCACAGTGGAGTACTAATATATGTCACAACATGACTTTTCTATAGCTAACCAGACTGCTAGTAGCGCAAGATCTGATATAAACAATGGAC